ATTCTCCACTTGATTCCTCACTTGATTCCACACTTGATTCCACACTTGATTCCCCACTTGATTCTCCACTTGATTCCACACTTGATTCCCCACTTGATTCTCCACTTGATTCCACACTTGATTCCCCACTTGATTCTCCACTTGATTCTCCACTTGATTCCTCACTTGATTCCACACTTGATTCCACACTTGATTCCCCACTTGATTCTCCACTTGATTCCTCACTTGATTCCTCACTTGATTCTCCACTTGATTCCTCACTTGATTCCACACTTGATTCCACACTTGATTCTCCACTTGATTCCTCACTTGATTCCTGTTAATTAAAGGAAGTAATATTTTACAATAATTATAAGCAATTAAAATTTCATATGGAGAATTTACTAAAATTGTAATAGGAGTTTCTAATTTACTAAAATTATATAACCAATTTACATATTCTTGCACTTCGTTAAAGTCAGCATCTTTTTTTGAATTAAAAAATTTATTTATATATAAATTCTTATATTCTTCTAATTTAGATTCTTGTTCATGTGTTAATTTATCAATTTTTTTCATAGTTATTGAATTTTAATTGTTTATAAATACTTTTGTTTTTTTAATAGTGGACCTGGAGGGAATCGAACCCTCGTTATCATAAGTTATTAATTAATTTTCTACAAGTTTAGTATTTGTTTTTCTCCTAATACAGGATATTCGGTTGTACTGACAACACTTATGTTCTAATTGATTATCCTCCTAATAACCATAAGTTGAATTTGGGAGTTGAGGTAGTTATCTACCGTTAAGCAGCCACAAGTTCCTCAACTTGTGTCTTTGCTAACATATTGTTAGCTAGAGCGTACTTAAGGTCTTGGATAGATCCAAGGCTTGAGTCTTTGTTGCCAAATACTCGGTTATCTGATAATTTATTAAACGCTGATACTATTAGACAATGCGTTACTTGCTTGTTAATTATTAATCAAACGATTCAAAACCTGGCAGGCCCCAATTACTAATCTAAAAAACTTCATCCTGTGTAATGACTACTTTTTACTAAAGTCATTTTACCTTGAGATAAATAAATACCTTTATTCTTAAATTTAGAATATTCTTTCATTAAAACAGAAGATTTATTTTCTAACTCTTCCATACATTCAATACAAACTTCTTCTAATTTAAAAAACTTTTTAATGTTTCTCTTAAGAGTAAATTTCTTTTTATCAAATAAACTATTTTTAAAACATATTCCGCAAACTTTCATAATTATAGTTATTTAATTGATTATCAGTCATTTTTTGTAGTCAGTTGCGCTTAGCCAGTAGTTAGCGGTCATTGCTACACTTGTGCCAAAATCGAGATGGTAGGTGAATATTGAAAACATTAACAGCCTCTTTGAATAAAGGTGCTACTTCTTTTGGTTTCAATCCTGCCAAACCACAACCTATTTCGGTTACAAGGAAAATCAAATTTTCATTAGCCTTTGCGAACTCAATAAACTCATCCACAAAAGGCTTAATTTCTTCAATGGTCAATGTTCGTCTTATACTTGCATCTTTGGTTGGTATTCCATAAGTTCTACCTTGTAAGCCTTTTGCTTGTCCCCATTTTGCACCCCAACCAAGTGCAGTTTTAGCAGCACCTTTTCCGTGCCTACCTGATAAGTTTGAGCCAAATACAAAAATTTGATTTTCTGTAAGGCTGTTAATGTTTTCAGGCGTTGTTCTTTCAATCATAATTTATCGTTTAATAATCCGCAACGAACCGCTAACAGGGGTTTTGCGTCATTGGGGCTTTGGTTTTTCAAATCAAGTTCTGTCATATAATTAAAGTTTAGTTTTTCAAATGAGCTTTAGTGCTGGAAATCCCCAACGAACGCAAAGCCCGAAAACGTTATAAGTAATTGCTACCTTTCGCTCCATTTAAGAACTTTTATCGTAGAAACAAATTGATTTAATGCTTCTGCTTTTAATTCATCTGTAAAAGGCACTTCACTTTCTTCTGTATTGCTATCACGCTTACTAAGCCTTTCATATTTTTTTAGTGTTCGATAATTCCTATGCCTTTTGCTTTCCTTTTGAAGCACATAATAGCTTTCTAAATAAATGTTTCTGTCAATAAAACTGAACCTCCATCTTTCAAGTGTTAGTTCATCAATTTGTTTCTCTATTTCCATTTTAATTAAATTTATCGTTAATAATCCGCAACTACTTATAACAGCACCTATGCGCCATTAAAACGAGCGCATAGCTGCAAAACGTTATAGCCAATAGCTACGTGAGCGGTTCTAAATAACTTACTGGCTTACCAATTTCAAGAGCATACTCCAATTCTGCTTTTGTGGATTGCCCAATATATCCACCTACATTCAAAATCACTACTTCGTCAGAAATGTCAATTTTTCGTTTATGCAATTCATCCAAAATATCTTTCACACCTTCTTGTTCTGCTCCGTGATGATTTTCACCTGCAAAATATCCATCGGGCAAAATGTTTATACCAAGTGTAATTATTCCTTGCTTTTCCAATTTCCATCGCTCAATCATAAAGTATTGGGCAAATCTTGTTGAACCACAAAAGCATACAATTTTCGTTTTTTTCATTCTATTGAGTTTATCGTTAATAATCCGCTACTGGCTATAACAGCACCTTAGCGTCAGTTTTTGGCTATTTAGTTTATCGGTAACTTGAACATTTCGGTAAGCCAAAAACCGAACGCCAAGCTGCAAAACGTTAAATGCAATGGCTACTTCCGTATCTCTAAGAAGTATTGTGGATTATTCAACACCGTATAAAAATCAACCTGCATAGACGGGCATCTTGCACCATTAACTATTGGGTGGTAATAATCAGCATTTACTTGTCTGTAAATTGTTCCTGATGGTATTGATTTCCCAAACCAATCCATGTCTTTTAGTAATACAAATTCTTTCATGTTATCGTTTTTTTATGACCGCCACTGCATTTAACATTGCATTGCAAAAAGCAGGGCGGACGTAATTCTTTCAACAATGGGAATACTATTAAACTTCACCTATAACGCATCTGGCAGACGTATTCCAATTCCCTGCCTTCTGCAATGCTTCATCGTTATGTGCCATTTTAAGACACCCACCTATGACACCTTTTACAAGCGATTTCTTTTGGATTATCGTTGTCTGGCGTGTACTTTTTATGACCTACAATCTTGCACCAAAAAGGCAAAAAAGTATCTTCAAACATTAGTTTACGTTGGTGTTTTATTACATACCAAAAACGGTCATAATAATACTTTTTGTTGTCAGGATACTTTTTCGCTAATTGCAGTATCCAAAATAAATCGCAAGTTTCTCTTGATGCTCCCATTTTATTAAAGATTTGTGAAGAAAAACGGCACATAACAGCATATTGCCAAAATTGGCGGTGTAGTGCTGAAATGAACTGTTGTGCTTCGGTTATACATTTGTTTTAAATTGAAAGTTTCTGCTTCTAATCGCCACCTTCGGCAATCTGCAAAACGTTAGCTCACTAATCTATCAATTACCCCAATAGCCCATAACACAGCTATCCAAAGCAATATTCTATCGGTTATTATAACAGCCATTGCGAAGTATTTATTGTAATAGTCTTTCATCTTATATTATTTAACTGTTTATACTAATTTTAATAAAAACAGGGAGTAACTACTCTCCCTGTTCTTCGCAACTAAAACAAAACAATATACTATTAGCCTGGTATATCAGCAGTTATGATTTATGTGTCTTTACAGAGAATATCTACGGATGATGATTGCACTCCCCATCCCACGCCTTATCAAACGATAGATACCTAACTAACATTCAATTTTACTGTAATATCAAATGGTTTTTAGCACATAAGAACCAATAGGTGGTTTTGCACCTACGCCAGGATAACTCCTACGCCCTATTGGTTTTATTAACGGCGAAGTTAATATTTGTCTGAGTGGTTCTTATTTGTTAAGAGCATCAGATGCTTTTGCTGTTGTAGAGCTACCTACAATAACATTATTGTGCTTGATTAATTCATCACAAGCAGCAGGATCTGTTGTCCATTTTGTAGCACGATAGATCTGACGACCATCTAATGTACATGGAGTTCCACCTTCACCAGCTAATTTAGGCTGATATCCAGGTTTTTGTTCAAGAGTCTCAAGAACAATGATTTTACCTTCTAATGCTGCACCAGCAGATAAACCACTCTTGTTGAAATGCTCTTCGGACATTGGTACTAAAGCTGAAATTTCTTTAGATACTCCCCAGCCACCATTTTCTACCATTTTAGTAGTTTTTACACGGATATACCCATACTGTTTACCATCTTTACCTAAAGATGAATTACGAGTAAATACTTGACCATTTGATGGATTTGCGGTTACGATTACATTTGCTTTCATGATTTCTGATTTTTAATTGTTATTATTTATTTGATTTATACTGATTATATTAAAGTGTATCAGCAAACACTATTCCCTATTAATGAGATGAATACTAACCTAATACTTTGTACTCTTTAGATGGCTTAGCCAAGATACATGGATGTATAGTGTATTGAGAGCTCATTAATAGTTAATACTTTATTTAGCCTGAGAAACAGTGAAGTTCCAATTAGGCATATTCTTAATAAACATGGTCAACAAGTCTTTTAAGAAAGATTCTTTTTCAATTTGAGAAAGCTTTTTATATTTAGCTTTTTCAGCTTTAATAACATCTGAATTCCATCTATCATAAACAGGTGGTTTTACAGTATATTTGTTAATTTCAGCTCTTACTTCAGCACGTTTAGCTAGTACTGATGGATGATCATAAGGAGAAACTTTTGAAGTCTCAAATCCTTCTATAATTACTACTGTTTTCATATGAGTTTAGTGTATTTTTTTAAATTTATTATCTTGATAAGCAAAACCTCCTACATAACATACATCAGCAGAAGATTTAATTAAAGAAACATTAGCTTGTAAAATCCAATCAGCCCTTCTTGCACCACGTGTATCTACACGTAATATTTTAGCTGTATGGTCTTTATAAGATATCTGTACATAATAATCTATATCATATTTAAGATATATTTTGAATTGATTAGGTCCAGATATTGTTTGTTGATAACCATTATACATTAAACTAATAGAAATACTATCTGAAATAGATTTCATATCAACTAAGACATTGATTTCTAATTCAATAGATGTTTGCATTAATTGTTTTTGTCTTTTATTAGTTGTATTAAAATTTGTATCAATTGATTGACTATATAGTACACTGTTGACTAACAATGCCACTATAATTAAGATTTGTTTTTTCATATTGTTTAAAATGCTGGATTAAATGTTAAATATTTTTTAAATGTTGGATTTAGAGAATTATATTTACGAATATATACTAATATACTATCTGTTTGAAAATATATCTCTTTACATTGCTTATATATCATTTTATATTTCATAAAAAAGTAATTAGGTGAATATTCTATAACAACAGGTGAAACTATTCCACCAGGTTGTAATACACTATTGCTTCGCATGTTCTTTAAAATTAATATAACCTGCTCTAATAAATATAAGGGCTAATACTCCGAGTAACCCAATACTAATATAATCATAATTTGTCATGTTGAGTTGATTTTAGATTGTTTAACGTGATTTCTTATAAATTCTAGTAAAATTATTTCTTGTAACTACACATAAATATTCTGTTCTAGTTGTCATAATAGAGACTTTCCATTCTAATTTATCATCAGATAAGCATTCATAGAATACATTATCTTCAGAACCACTATTATATATTATATTCAATGGAAATTTACTATCATTATCTTCAATTACTATCTGGTTATGATAATAGTCTATAAAAACAATAGTATTGTAAGACACATTAGACATCATTTGTTTAGAAATGGTATCCATTTGTGAATAATGTGTATACTGAATAGAATACACTTGAGAGCTCATGCTGATACTGAGTACCAACATGAGCATTGTTAATAACTTTTTCATTTAATTTTTGTAAATAATACTGTTTTAGCACCACCACCTATAATACCATTATCCAATCGTATACTGTCATTATTATAAAAATAAGGTACTGTTAGGTTAGTTTTATGCCACCATACAGGATAACTCATATAATATACTGCAGATGTACCTTGATTAGCCTCACAACAATAGTGCATATGTAATATTTGTGTGAACATAGTGTCTCCACCAACACATTTCCAATCACCACCTAATAACCACATTCTTTCTTCGACTACTGGTTCTATATGAGGTGTTGGTGTTGGTTTGGTTTCTTTTTTCTTACAACTAGTAAGGAACATAGCTAATACTATCATTCCTAATAAGAATGCTGTTATCCACCATACTTCTTTACTTCTTCTTTTATTAGTTGTTTTAAGATCACTTCGATATCTATCGATATAATCTCCTTCTTCTTTTAATTTTTCCATAATTTTATTTTTTAATAAATCAAACATTTTATCTATTAAATCTTGTCTAGATACCTTAGCATAAACAGCATAAGCAGCGGCATCAGCATCAGCAACAACAGTAGCAACAGTAGCAGCATAAACAGCATCAGTAGCGGCAACATAATCAGCATCATCAGCAGCAGCATAAGCGGCATAAGCAGCATCATCAGCAGCAACATAAGCGGCATAAGCAGCATCAGCAGCAGCAACATAAGCAGCATAAACAGCATTTCTTTTAATCTTTAAAACGTTTATGTCTATAACTCCAGCTAAATAATCCTTAGCAGCTTGAATTGCTTCTCTAGGTGCTTTATTGTTAGGATATTTAGATTCATAAATTTCTAATACAATTTCAACTAATTGAATTGCTAATTGTTGTTTATCTTCTAAAGATAAATCGCATTTCTTAAATAACCACCAATATTTATCTTTCAAAGGCATTTCTGAATTAACTATATCATCTATAGTGATTAATTCTTTATTTATAAAAGACAATTTATTTACTTGTTCATAAGTATAACAACCTTTATTGTTAATTATAAATTCTTTTGTGAATGTCCTTACCATAGTTATTTTGTTTTAATTAATTTAATATTTTTCTTTTCCAATCTTCAGTTAGTATTTTTGATTTACAATAATAATCTAATTGAATAGGTATATCTTTCTCAAAGAGAATTATTAACCATTTATCTAAATCATCAGTTAGTTGAAACATAAGTTATAGTTTTAGTTGTTAATTAATAATATAACCGTTGTTAGAGTCCTGGTATTATATCTCTAACCTTTATCAGGAGTGGTTAATTTCTTATTTATTATAATTGTCTATTCTTTTAACAAAATCAGAATGCGTAAATACTTCAGTACCATCTTCATATCTAATACATATATCTAATACTCTTTTATTGTTCATGATATCTTTAGTTTTGATACCACATGATGTTGCTATTACAACAGCATCCATTTCAGCATATTTAGAACTTAAATTATGTTCATTAGATCCTTTAATCATATGAAAACTAAAATCCCATAATCTAACTCTATCACCTATTTCTTTACTTCTAATATCTGTATTAGATTTTTGAATTTCTCTTAGTGTTTCCACTAATCCTTTAAGAATATTATTTTGTTCATCATTAGGTTCTATTTGTACTTGAAAAGTTCCAAAATCATCAAATAATTTTTGTTCTAGAATAGAATCTAATTGGTCACATTCTTCTTCTAATTCTCTATTCTTTGATTCTAATAATTTAATTCTATTATCTCTTTTATCTAATTCATCTGAATAGTGTTTAGATAATTCTTGTAAATTCTTAATAGACTTGTTATCTAGTTGTTTTTCTAGTTGTTTTTGTTTAGCTAGTATCATACATACTATCGTAATGCATACACTATAAAATGCAAATAATAATGTCATAATTTTTAAGTTTTAAGTTTATTATAAGTTTCATTAAGAATATCAACAATGTCTTGAGCATTGCTAAGTACAACCTTTAATGGAAATTTGTATTTATTAAATATCTGCGTAATTAGTTAGGTTTAAATTAAGTGGTTTTACTTGATCTTATAGCTTTATTAATATCATTATATTTACGATAATTATATATTAATTTATTATAACTTAAGTTATTTAATTTAGCTATATCAACTATACTTTTATATTTGCCTTTATATAATATAGATTTTTTACCATCAGGTTTAAATAAGTCTTCTTGGTTATTTAATCTTAATATTATAGTTTGAATTTTAAGATTAATACCTCTTTTTTTAAGTATATTTTTAATATCTCTTGTGCTTAATAACCTATCTTCAAACATGTATTTATGAGAAGACTTTTTATATTTTGCAGCATCAGAATGAGATGTATAAACTGTATTATCTTTAGTAAATCCTAATTCTTTTACTTTCCTTACTAATTTTATTTTAGGAAGTTTTAAAGGGCCTTTATATTTATTAGTTATTATTAATCTTTCGTAATTTTTCCATTTAATTATTGCTTTATAATATCTAATCCAATTATCTTTAACAAAAGCATCAAATGTTGTCCATTTTGGATCCTTTGGTACATTTTCATATCGTTTATTATTCTTACAAATGCAACATTTGTTAATATATCTATAATTAGATTTTAATTGTTTAAGTAAATAAATTTTATCCATATAAATTGAATATTATAAGTTAATAAAAAGACTTTTACCACCAAGTCTAGGAGTTTATAATAAACTTTAATGTGTTTTAAATAATTACAACAAGAGTGGATTAAAGCTCCTACATTATACCCAACCCCTTAGATAATCAATCTAATTTGCTTTGGACAACTATAATGTTATGTAATTATTTAATGAGTACCAGTTCAAGCTAATCTGGTAAGCTTAAGTGTTATTAACGCACACACATAATTCGTGTAGTTATTATACTTTAACTACGGAAAATAAGTCCCAGTCTGAGCACATCTGGGCAAAGCTCTTTGTCATATACCCTTCCTGCTAACTTGTGTTTAGGGAGAACCATGAATAGATATTCCTTTATACTCCCGTCTATTTCATTGAGTTTAATCAGTCAAAGCTATCCTGATATGCCCTTAATTGCTAAGGTTAGTTATGTACTAACTGACAGTTCATTAGGGTTACTATATGCACATCATATAGACTGAATAGTTTCACTATTATTATCTCTTAAGTTTATAGTCCTGGAGAGATTATCTGACTATTGCAATCTTAGTACTTTTTCATAACTGATGGGTTTAAGGATGAATAAAAATAAATGACTGATTAGCGGATATTAACGTCCCAACGCTAGCATGTAAGGGACTTTTAATTCAGCTGATTGTAGAATTCAGTCTATTTTCTACAAGCTTACTAATTTCATGTTGTTTGTGTTAATTGGTTAATAAACTATCAGGCGACCACCGTTAGATAGTTAATTGTTATATTAATTAATTAAGAGGATTTTGAGAGATTTGTAAAAATGGTCATAAAGAGGTGTGACAGTGCACTCCACTCTATGAAACCATTAATTTACTCAAAGAAAAGCATAATTCAATCAAGCTTGCTCTTTGATAGCCTGTAGGTACTCCTTAATTGTAAGGAGAACACCTTGAAATTCAATTAAAATCATAGTTAGTTTGTTTTAGTTGGTTGAACAATTAGATTAATTGTGAAGATTATATGTCAGTAGATGGAAACCATTACCCTTAAAGGGTCACGTACTATACAGTACGTGATGCCTTTAGAGTGGTATTAAATGCTACAAATACCTTTTCTTTGATTTCATTACCATGCTTATCTTTAGTAAGTTGGTTAACGTACACATCTTTATCAAAGTCACAAGTTTTAGCTACTAATAGCAATGTATCCTTGATCCAAGCCATTTCACGACCTTTATCATTTACCTTTAAATCAATGTTCTGAACACCAATTTCGGCTTTAAATTCTGCAAATGTTTTCATAGTTATAAGTTTTTAGTTTTAAATTGTTTTAATTGCAATTTTAGAGGGGGAGGGGTTAAGGGGGAGCATCGTCTTTATTTTTACATAAAAAAATAATAAAAATTTCGTAAAAATTAAAAATTTTACAAAAAAATTTCATAAAATTGCTATATTATTTAAATATAAAATCCTATATTTACAGCATGGAAGATACAATTGTAATAATCAACTCACCTAAACCTGGTAAAGTGACTATAAAATATGGTACTTTAAAGGTTGTTTTAACTAAAGAAGAGTATAGGAAACTGATACCTGCTACTAAAGATGAATCTTGCTTCTTTAAGGATTTGAAGATAAATATTAAGAATTATTTGCAAAGTTTAAAATAAGGTTTTATCTTTGTGTTATGTCAGAATTAGAAACTTTTTTACAACAAATGGATAATCAAATGATAAATTATTATAGTACTACAGTTGAACCTGTATATACTACACCAACTACTACAACTACCATAATGTATGATACAAATCCTTATGTAAGTGCTACCGAAAGAGATTTAAGAAGAGCGATAGAAGATCTTTCAATTACATATGATAATTCAGCTAGAGATTATGTAATGTATACAGGATCTGAAGGATATCAGAATATGATGAGTGTGTTGAGAAGATCTTATAATATAGATTCTCAATTATCATATAGGTATAGGAACTATACAGTATCTGAAGCTTGTAATAAAAATCAAACAGAATTAGTTATCACTACTAAGTCTGGATATAAAATGTCTAAGACTATTAATAATAATCTACTAGAGAAAGAAAGATTAAATTTAAGTAAAGGTAGAGTTAGTGGGTATAAACATATTGGGAGACTATATAAGTAATATAATAAATATGGAAATAAAAATTAATGAAAAAGGGTATCTTGAAGGTAGATATAAGGAACTAATACAAATATGGCCTCCAAACTATCCAATAGAAAAACTTAAATTGAATTTAAAATATAGTTATGAGCAACACCATAAGTAAAAATTTTGATGATTCTGAGATTATAGGAGTCATGCAGGTAGATGGTCGTAGGACTTTATATCTGAAACAAGGAGTAAAGCGTAGACTATATAAATCAGATCTATCAAGGGATAGTTATTACCATCCAGATCAGGTTAATCATCTGTTAATATTCTTTAAGAAATATGAAGAAACAGTTAAGATGATGTATGGTGGTGATGACTTTAGTACAGAAGAATAATTAAAATAAATTTGGATATTAACAATAAATAGTGTATATTGTTACTATTAGGAGGTATAGTCAAGTTTGAACTATACATCAGCCCAAAGGAGAAAAGTATGGGCTTAGAAGTTGGGTTGAGGTAGTAACACTAGATGTGAACCCTGTTGTCCCCGATACTCCTGAAAATGATAACTAATAGAGGATATTGTCAGCTGGACCAATAGCTATGAAGTAGGCTCCTGAATTAACAGGGTTAAAGGTTCTGGATCACTAGGTAACTAGTGAGGGCTAAAAACTAGACAATTGAAACTTGGTTATTAAAGAGTGAAAGTGAAGGGGAAAACTATGTCTAAACTATAATAAAGTTTATTATAAGATAAATTTGGAAATTATAATAAATTCTATTATATTTACACTAGTAATAATAAGAAGTCATGGAGTTAAAAATACCTGTAAAGGAAGGGGCTGAAACTAAGACCATGTTGAAGATAGTTAATTGTTTTATTAATAATCTTACAGATGTAGAACTTGATATTGTATCAGAGATGATAAATAAGGGTTACACTACTTTAAGTAAGAACAACAGGTCTGAGTTACGAAGTTCTTTAAATATGGATAAATATCTATTTAACAATTATGTTAAGTATTTAAAGGATAAGAAAGTTCTATATCTTAATGAAGAGGTATTAACACTTAATCCTAATATAGTTAGATTAACGTCTGATAATCAGATAACAATTATACTAAAGAAATATGGATCTGCATGATGAACTTATAACTGAGGTTAGTAAAGAACTTGGGATATCTAAGTATGAAGCTGGTAAAATAGTAGCTGCAGAATTTAGGGTAATGGAACAAGTAATTACTAATAAAGAATGTAAAGTCATAAATTGTATAGGTTTAGGTAAGTTCTATCCTACTGCATATAGAGTAAAGTTAGAAGATGGGAAAACTAAAGGAAATAATTGAAGGTTGGGCTAATGTAATAGTCAAAGATGCTGTCGTAGAAACTGAAGCTTTAAGAAGAGCTAAGATTTGTGCAGCATGTCCTCACTCGACTAATCATATAACTTGTAAAGTTTGTGGTTGTCCTTTGATAGCTAAAACAAGATCACCTAAGTCTAAATGTCCTGAAAATAAATGGTAGTAGAGTTTATTATAATAACAGATATTTTAACTACTTTACCTAATGGTAAATTAAAGGTTGTTAAGAAGAATGCTAGAATAACACGCGCATTTGAATCTAGTAACTTGACTTATCAGACATTTATTGGGAGTAAAGGAATTCCTATTAAGAAGTATACTACTATTATATGTGGTAATGAATATCTACAGGCTGATCATCCTATAGAATATATAAAGAAGAAATTAGGTCATTATGAAGTAATAGGTTATGCCGGTAAAGCAAAATATAATAAAAGTAAAAAAGTTTGAGTTACCTATATATACTGAAAATGTAATATTTGTATATTCAGATTGTTATAAGTTGGTGTATGAGTTTGCTAAATCTGAGGGGTTTTCAGACAAAGATTTAAATGATCTTAACGCTCCTTCGTATAGTGGAATGCATATGGAACTTGAGAATGATGACGATACTGGTAGAATATACCGTTATATATTTGTTATTAAGAGTAAAGATAAGTATAATAATATAGATACTATATCACATGAAATAACTCATGCTGTAGCAGAGATATTAGGTGGAATAGGAATTAAATTTAATAAGAAAAATGAGGAAGCATATGCTTATCTTATAGGGTACTTAAACAAAGAATTTCATAAATTTATAGATGGAAAACAGTAGTGAAAAACCAACGACCTTTTTAGAAAGACATCAATCAGATGGTAAGGTAGTAGTAGTATCAGCTTTATTAGAGTTAGATGCGAGAATGAAGAATATTCAAATGATGATAGAAGAACTACGTGAAGGTATGGCTGGGTTTGTTCATTGTATGGATCATTTTGATGATAGACTTAAAAAGCTCGAACCTACCATTCAGATATTCTCTGAAGGGGAGGCTAAAGATTTTTTAAAGGGATAATATAATAGGATTCTAAGCTAACTAGGTAGAAGCATGTGCTTGAAGAGCACGGGGATGTGGCTCGATACCACAAGAATCCACAAAGGAAATTATGAAGATATTAGAATTACACAATGATAGGGTGACTATATCTGCTGAGGCTTTAGGGTTAACATTTTTTAAAACCTTATGGTCTAGAGATAAGTCAAAGAATAAAGAGAAAGCATATAATGATATAGCTTATGTATTTTATTATTGTGATTTTAATAGTCCTTTCTTCATATATCCCCCTGATGAGAGATCATCTCAGATAAAGGAATATATCTTAGGAGACAAGTCCTTTAAAGTAGATAAAGAGATAGAAGTAGCTATTGAAGGTTACACTACTCTTAATACTACACCATCTATGCGTATGTTGGAATCTGTACAGATTGCTATTGCTAAGATGGAAGGTTACTTCAAAGCAGTAGATTACGAAACAGTTGATATAGATAAAGTTGGTAAGTTCATTGAAAGATTGCCTAAATTAATGGAATCAGTTAATCAGGCTTCTGAAATTTGTAAGAAAGAAATTTCTAATGGTACACGTGTACGTGGTAATGCTTCAGTTGGTTTATTTGAAGATAAAGAATAATGGCATCTATTGGTAATCCATACGTTCCAGAAGTGGAACATTTTAGTTGTACTAAAGAGTTTACTTATCTAGCAGACTTCTTTAGGGCTAATCAATGTTATACAAATATTCCTGCTAATACTGTTCAGTATAAGGAATTTTGGAAAGATGTTAAAGAGAAATGTATTTATGGTATGACTAATTCTGTTGGAATTAAGATTACTGGTATACATTTTTTCTATTTAAACTTCTGTCCAATAGAAAGACAATCTGTAGACTCACGTGGACGTATATCTAAGACTATGGATTTTCCAAGATTCGTAGATTTAGATTATGATTACTTTTGGATGGTAGATTATTGCCGTATGAATGGTAAGAATCTTGAGGGTGTTAAAGGTCGTCGTCAAGGTTGGTCATATCGTGCAGCAGCAATTTGTTTCCATGAGTTTTATTTCTATCCAGATAGTAGATCAATAATAGGTGCCTTCTTAGGTACATATGCTGAACAGACTATGGGATTTGGTTTGAATTATTCTAACCATATAAATTCTTATACAGAGTTTAGAAAGAATAGAGCACCAGATCTTAAGGATTATGTAATGGCAAGATATCAGGCTACTGTTAGTGGTGTTAAAGTTTGGAAAGGATACAGATCATCTGTAGAGATGATTACCTTTAAAGACAAGGCTACTGCAGCGGTTGGTAAATCAGCATCATGGTTTATACTAGATGAAGCAGGTGTGTTTCCCAATATTATTAATACATACGGATATTCAGAACCGCTTATTAAAGATGGTTCAGCTTGGACAGGATCTGCAATTATCTTCGGATCATCTGGAGACATGGAAGCAGGTTGTCAATATTTCTTTGAAATGTTTACTAATCCAAGAAAGTATAACTGTTTAGAATTTGATGATCCTGAAAATCCACAGATTAAAATAGGTTATTTCTCAACAGCTGTAAGAGGTCGTTGGGGTGTTTGTGAGAATCCTAATTCTCAATGGTATAAAAAACCAATGGTAGATGATGATGGTAATTCAAATGAACAAGCAGCATATGATGATATTATTTGGTTACGTGAATTAGCTAAAGGAGGTAATGATCATAAAGCATTACATAATACAATAACCCAGTTTCCTCTAACATATAGAGAAGCTTTTTTACGTAACAAAGGTGCATTATTTGCATCTCCTGAAATGTTAGAATGGTTAGGTAAAGTAGAAACCACGCCCTCTTTAAGAGGACAGGCACAACGTGGTAAGTTAGTTTATGGTGAAGACAATAAACTAGAATGGAGAATAGATGAATCTTTAGAGCAGATAGTTGATTTTCCAGTTAAAGCAGAAAATAAGAAAGAAGGTTGTATAGTTATTTGGGAACATCCTGAAAGAGTAGGTGACGGAGTTCCAGCACATTTATATGTGTCTGGATGTGACCCATATGATCAGGATAAAGCAGATAGTTCTACATCACTAGGATCATTTTTTGTATATAAAAGATTTTATCAAGCTAATAAGACACATGAAATTATCGTAGCTGAATATACAGGAAGACCTGAAAGAGCTGATGATTTTTATGAGAACTGTAGACGTTTATGTATTTATTTTAATTCTAAATGTTTATATGAAAATAACTTAAAAGGATTAAAAGGATATTTTGAACAAAAGAACAGCTTACATTATTTGTATGAGCAACCACAGATCTTAAAAGATATGGTTAAAGATTCACGTGTACAACGTGGATATGGTATTCATATGAATAGGGGAGCTGGTAGCAGTTCAACAGGAATTAAAGATCAATGTGAGCTTTATCTTAAACAATGGTTGTATGATGAGTGTGAAGTTGATGGTAAGAAGATGTTAAACTTACATACCATTATGTCTATTCCTCTACTTAAGGAATTAGTAGCATATGATAAAGAAGGTAACTATGATAGGGTAATTGCATTTATGTTATGTATTCTTCAGACAAAAGAATTGCATAGAATACATGTAGAAGAACTAATGACACATACAAGTAACACAGGTGCATGGTTAGATAAAATGTACCAGAAAAATAAAATACGCAATAATTCAATATACCAAAGATAATGGCAGATGACTTAAATTATGATGCACCAGGTTTTAGTGCATTACCTCCTCAAAAGATTTCTAAATCTCAAAAGAATAAAGAGTGGGGAAAGAATTGTTTAAATTACTATTCTAACTACCGTTATACTAATGGTACTACAATGCGTACAGACAGATTCCGTAAATTAGTGAATTATGATCTGTATAATGGTAAGGTAACTGCAAAAGATATTGAAGCTGTATGTAATCCATTAGGATTAGACAGTTCTTCATTTCCGTCAAGATTTCAACATTATGATATTATATCTGAACCTATCAGATTATTAATAGGAGAAGAAGCTAAAAGATCTGATAATCATATTGTGATATCAGAATCTCCAGATGATATATCCAGAAAAACAGAAGGTCTTAAAAGTAAGATCATGGGTATTCTAGAACAAGAATTAATGGGTGCTATAGATCCTTCTACAATAGATCCAAATAACCCACCTCCTACACCAGAAGAAATACTTAAGTATGAGCGTTATACTCCATCAGATATGATTGAGGCTAAAGCTAATCAGATGTTACGTGTTCTTAAGAAGCGTCTTAATACAAGATTATTATTTAACCAAGGTTGGAAGGATGCTCTTATTGCAGGTGAAGAGATATACTGGGTGGGAATATTAAATGGACAACCTTCTATGCGAAGAGTTAATCCGGTTAATCTTACAGTTATTTTAGATGATGATCATACATTTATTGATGATGCTATAGCAGTAGTTGAAGAACGTATGTTAACAGTATCCTCTATCTTAGATGAATATGGGGATGAATTAACAAGTGCTGACCTTGATAAGTTAAATACTTACTCTAGAGGTGTGTTTGGAACATTCAATACTGCAGGTGGTTTTGAACCACAATATGTTGTAGATAATCAAACTCAATCAAAAGTATTTGCTGGGGTAACTCCTACTAATGCTTATAATGGTAATAATACAAATAACTATTCTGTAAGAGTATCGCGTGTAGAATGGATATCTATGAAAAAGATAGGTACCTTGTCTTATACAGATGAAACAGGAACTCCTGTTGAAGATACTGTTGATGAAGATTTTAAAATGTCTTTATTTAAAGAGGTTTATCCAGATGCTACTATTGAATGGTTTTGGATTAATGAAGCGTGGGAAGGTGTTAAGATTGGTATTGATATTTATGTAGGAGTAAGAGCTAAACCTAATCAACGTAGACGTATGGATAATCCATATCATTGTCAACTTGGTTATACAGGATTTATTTATGAAGCAACTAACTCTCAGTCAGTATCCTTAATAGATCGCCTAAAAAGTTATCAGTACTTATATGATATTGAAGCTTATCGTTTAGACTTGGCTTTCTCTAAAGATGCTGGTAAAGTATTCTTAATGGACTTAGCTCAAATCCCTGAAGGACATGGTATAGATATTGAAAAATGGATATACTATCTTAAGGAAATGGGTATTGGTTTTATCAATTCATTTGAAGAAGGTAAGAAAGGTGCTGCTACTGGTCAGTTATCCAAATTTAATCAATTCCAATCAATTGACTTATCTTTAGCACAATCTATTCAACAATATATTAATACATTAGATTATATTAAACAACAAGTTTACTTTGTGTCTGGTGTAACACCTCAACGTTTAGGCGCTGTAAATAGTAATGAGCTTGTAGGTAATGTAGAACGCGCTGTAACACAATCTAGTTTAATTACAGAATATTTATTTGAAGCACATCAGGAAGTTAAACGTAGAGCTTATACAGCTCTTATTGAGATAGCTAAGATTGCTTACAGAGATGGTTTAACGGCTCAGTATGTATTAGATGATCTTGGTTTACAGATGTTACAACTTGAAGAGAATGAATTTGAGAACTCAGAATTCAGTGTATTTGTATCCTTTGCTAATAAAGATAATGAACTTAAGAATAAGCTAGATCAATTAGTACAGGTAGCTTTACAACAAGAAAAGGTTAATCTTTCAACCATTGTTGAGACTATGCTACATGATTCTCCTAGAGAGATTATTAATACTTTACGTAGAGCTGAAGATGATTATGCTAAACGTATGGATGAACAAGCTAAAGCACAACAGGAAGTAGAACATCGTAATATGGATATCCAGGAGCAAATACATCAAGAACAACTTGCAGATGCTCAGGCTAATCGTGACTTACAGCAATATATTGCAGATACTAATAATGAAACTAAGATTCAAGTAGCTGAAATTGGAGTATATAGTCGTCAGGAAAATCTAGACCAAGATATGGATGGTATTCCTGATCCTGTAGAATTAGCTAGATTATCTTTAGAAGAACGTGATTCAGCATCTAAATCATTCTTAGAACATTCAAAATTAAACCATGAGAAAGAAAAATCTAATAAAGAGATGGCTAATAAGAATAAAGAGATTGAACTTAAGAGAGATATTGAGAATAAAAAATTAGAGGCTATTAGAATTCAAAATAAAAATCAAATAGAATTAGCTAATAAGAAGCATAAAGCAGACAAAGAATTAGCTGATAAGAAAATGGCTATTGAGAAAATTAAAGCAAAAGCTGCTGTAGCTAAAGCCAGACAAAAACCTAAATCATCTAAATAATGGAAGTACCTAAATTAAAATCTACAACACCTGCAGAGTTCTTTGGAAAACTATTCCAAATAAGGACACAGATACATATTAAACATTTACGTATTTCTGGTACAGGCTCTTATGCTGGTCATATAGCTTTACATGATTTTTATGATAATATACTAGATCTTGCTGATTCTTTAATAGAATCTTATCAAGGTAAATATGGTATTATAGACTTTAAAGTAAAGGAATGTTCTGATGAAGATGCCCTTAAGCTTTTAGAGGATCTTGTTAAACTTACTGATGGTGGATCTGTTTATACCATGTTTAAAGAAACTTGGATACAAAATCAGATAGATGAGATTAGTATGCTAGCTTATCAAACAATTTACAAGTTGAAAAATTTAAAGTAAA